CTTCTGGTCAAAGGAATCACATACTGTTGGACAATTCTTTGGCAAAACATATGAAGAAGACGTGGGTACTGTTGATCCAAGTGATTTAGATAAACTAACTGAAATATATAAACCAAAACTACAGGGTATAACTAAACTTTCAGATGAACCAAAATATGCACACAACAATAGTCTAATTGAATGGAATTTCGGCAAGCCTTTATTTTTGGGTATTGTATCAGCCATTACCCTAAAACAACAACATGAATTATCAACAGGTATACGTTATGATGTGTGTATATGTCAAAGGTTTGATGTAGTAACTGAACCATTTTCACCTATTGAAAAACTAATTCGAGAGTTTGGTATAACAACTGAAGTAATTTACTTTGCTTGGTTCACAAAGTTCTGGGACGAGGATGGCGCCTGGGGTGCTGGAGACTTCTGGTTCGGTGGTGACAGTTATAGTATTGATATGATGTCAGCAAACATAAGTCAGTATCTAATAGACGGCAATAGAAGTGATGTGGATTTAAATGAATCACAACAATTTTTAGGACCAAACGTTATGTTGTTTAATGCGGCCAAGCGTACTAATAGTTTATTAAGACTGTTCCAGGGATTGAATGCAGGTCCGGTTCGTCCGGAAGCAGATTTAACTTTGGATGTAATGGATAAGTCAACTGCTAAAAAACATGTTAAGTTTTATGTAGATAATCATCCGGGTCTATAATGATTATTAAACAATTCATAGGACACTCGGGTGCCGTTGTTAACTTAGTTGAAAATGAATTGGGTACTGTTGTGGAAAAGACTGGTGTAGGTATTGAACGCAACTATAATCGCATCACTAGTTTACGCAGTATAGTTGATCAACCGGAGATATTAGCATATGATGGCAATACTCTAACAATGGAATATATACAAAATACAGACGTAAAAAATTATTTAATTGACGGTGAATATAAAAAATTAATTCGTTTTATTAAAAGTGTATATGATAGGTTCTCAAGTTTTCCTACTGGTGTTTGTGATTATACAAGTGTATACGAGCGTAGGCTAAGTTCAGCATCTTGGCTACCCACTAGTATTGATAACCTAATGGACGAATTGCCCAGACACTTACCTAAAACTGTATATCATGGCGATTTAACTTGTAATAATATCCTATATGATTATAACCGTAGTCGCTTTGTATTAATAGATGCTGTTGATATTGACTTGGACAACGTACATTTTGACATAAGCAAACTAAGACAGGATATTGATTGTGGTTGGTTTATACGAGATTCACACATACTATTAAGTAATAGATTATTAAGCATACAACAATCACTAAGTGAACATTGTGAACACTACAATAATAATGCCATGGCAATACTTTGCCTACTGAGAATTTGGCCCTATTCAAGTCCACAAGACAGAACATGGCTTGCAGAACAAATGGAGATACTATGGAAAAACAAATGAATATTATTATATTGGCCGCTGGACAAAGCAGTAGATTCCCCAATACTAGACCCAAGTATCTACTAACTGCCTATGATCATAGACTAATGATTGAACATTGTATTGAATGTTTTGCGGACGTTGACAATCCAAAAATTACTGTTGTAATTCTACGTGAACATTGTACTGAATACCAAGCTGACGTTTTTCTAGCAGAAGCTCTACCCAACGTAAATGTTTTAATATTAGAACAAGCCACAAACGGTCCGACGGAAACAACTCTCGAGGCTATACAACAATTAAATATTACGGGTCCTGTATATGTTAAAGACTGTGATACATTTATTAAGTTTGAAAAACCCATAACAGCGTGTAATGGCATAGCCGTTGGTAGACTAACAGACTATCCCAACCTATATAATGTAGCAGGCAAGAGCTATGTTAAAGCAGACACAAATGGTATTATAACAAGTGTAATTGAGAAACAAGTAGTAAGTAACCTGTTCAGTGTGGGTGGATATCAATTCCGTTCAGCTGATGCTTTTGTACAGACTGCTCGTAAACTATTAACAAATAGCCAACAGGAAATATATCTAAGCAATGTTATTGATTCAATGATAGCTGATGGTGATGTATTTGAAGTAGTACATACTACGGGCTTTGAAGATGTAGGCACAATATCAGATTGGATTATGTTTAATAGACGACATCCAGTATTATTTTGTGATATTGACGGAGTATTAGTTCGTAATCAGAGTCGCTATGGTAAGAATAAGTTTGGTACGGCTCCGGAAGTCCTACATTCAAATGTTCAAACTTTACTTGAACAACAGGCACAAGGTGCACAGTTTATCTTTACTACAGCCCGTCCAAGTGCGTATGATGTTGAAACAAATGCAGTACTCCTGGACTTGGGATTTACAGATTATAGACTAATTTCAGGTATTAATACAACAAATAGAATACTAATTAACGATTTTGACTTCTCAAATCCGTTTCCAACAGCAGAAGCATACAATGTCAAAAGAAATTCAGAAGAACTAGAGAGATATTTTAAATAGTATAAATACATGTAATAAAGGAGAGATAACTATGGCTTACACATTTACAAGTACATTAACAAGCAAAAACTCTAACACATACTCAACTGTAAACGAATGGATTGCAGAACATGGTCCATGCGGAACTAATTATGATACAGTAACAACTGGGTCATTAACTCTTTCAGAAGATGGTGCATCAGTAACTCGTGTTGTGGTTTATGAAGATGAAGCGGCAAAAGACGCTCACTTCAGTGCTAAAGCTGGCGTAACAGTCACATGGAATGCTAGTGATCATAACGGCGTAACAGACTAAAAAAGGATAGACAATGGAGATAACTTTACTGATCGGTTTCTTGTGGTATCAAGTCATCGCTCATGTCGGCATCAGTGCAGGACTACATAGATACTGGGCTCATAAATCATTTAATGCTAACGCATTGTTTGAGATCATTACCCTATACTTCGCAGTCCTAGCCGGAAGTAGAAGTCCAATAGGTTGGATTTCTGCACACCGTATGCATCACCACCATAGCGATAGTGATCAGGATCCTCACTCACCCAAGTATAAAGGATTCTGGACAGTATTTTTAAGTTTGTGGACAGTAAAAAGTTTTCCAGTCAAGTATTCAAAAGATTTATATAACAATCCTCGTATGGTGTTCTTCCATAATCACTGGGGAAAAATTTGGTTGACAAGTGCTGTGATTAGTGCTACAATAAGTTTAAATGTATTTGTGGCATGGGTACTAATGCCGGCAATACTTGCACCAATAGGCTTTGGATTAATTAATGCAGTATGTCACAAGGACGGTGTAAGCCGTAATTTTCCACTTGTTAACTTACTGAGTGCCGGAGAAGGTTGGCACGACGAACATCACAATGGAAAAAACTTCCGCTTTCACAAGTGGGATTTAACTGGATTCGTATTGGAAACACTTGCTAATCGTAATCTAGTTACCAAACTCAAGGATTAGATATGTTAGATAGAAAACAGTTACCTGCATTTATGCAACTGCCGTATAAGTTCGATATGGCAAAAATACTTAATGCATTTGAACAGTTTCAGGACACAACTACATATCAGGATTTAAATTATAATAATCCAGATGCGGCCTATCTACAATTGGGCAAAGAGAAAGAGTTTCATTTAAATAAGTTTATCCACAAAGATGAACAGGGCAAAGGTGCTAGTGACTTCTATAGACAATTAAGTCTAACTGAATATAATGGTGATGCAACGGACATACAACCCACTAGCAATAGTATGGCAACATATAAGACTTCAGCAATAAAGTCAAGTAAAAATTACAATCCCGTATTAGATGAACGCAACTATACCAAACGTAAAGACATATGTACAGGCTATTGGAATACAATACTGGACAGTTTTAAAGCACCCATTACTAGAACACGTTTTGCGTTTCTGGCTCCCCAATATGAGATCAAACCACATATAGATTATAATACAACCTATAGTATTCGTGTACATATACCAATTGTAACCAACCCCGACAGTTTCCTATGTGCAATTGATTATGACGGCAATGTAATTAAACGGCATTTTCCTGCTGATGGCACCTGTTGGTTTCTAAATACTGGCATGAAACATTGGGCAGAGAATAACGGTACTGAAGGTAGAATACATTTAATCATTAGTTTAAACGGACAACAAGATATTGTACATTGAATATCCAGTAAGAGATTACTTTGAAGAATATACAGATGATTTAACAGGTCTGCGTGTATTGGATTATGGATGTAACCATGCAAACTTTCTACGTTACGAACCGTTTGCCGGAGAATATACTGGATTAGATATCATACCCAGCATAATAGAAGCAAACAAACGGAAATATCCACAACACAAATGGTTACTGCTGGATAAATTTAATTACCAATATAGAAATGAAGCTGTCAAAGAATACTGGCCCGATCTTGAACAGTATGATGTTGTACTTGCTTATAGTGTGTTTACACATACTGACTTTCAGGAGTTTAAGGCAACCGTCAAACGACTAAAACAACATACGCCTACTGTACTAGCAACCTTTATGTCAACAAGTGACAGAGCTAGTTTAATTAAAATATTTAATAATAGACCTGAATATTTTAAAGATCCAGAAGAATTAGCGGATATGTTGATGTATAGAAACAGAACGTTTGTTGCTTGTTCAAAAACAGATGTAGGTGTTGACAGTTATCCTCCCGATACAGAATACGTCCTACAATTCTATGATGATGAATGGATTAGGAAACAATTTGATGCTGAAGTACTAAAGATCAATGAGAACTTTGACGGAGCATTAGGCGTACAAAGGTGCCTAAAAATATGATAGACAGATCAGTAACTGGTGATGCAAGAGCAGACAGAGTATGTACATTCTTTAGTGATGAGCAACCCAGTCTTGTTGAGGAACTAACAGAGTTTGTGGTTGATGATGCACATAGACTAAGCAAAAACTATGACAACATGGACTGGGCTAAGTATTCATTTATCACTACTTGGAAGAAGAATGGTAAAATTACAGGATATTCAACAGGTTGGGCAAGAGACTTCTACCCGTCACTAAGTATTAGACTATTAAATAGATTTTATATTGTACCAGCAAACAGAACACAAGTAAGTACCAAACTATTACAGCCCGCAACTCATGCCACTATTGATCAACAGATAGGTTTTAGTGCCAGCATGGGATTTAAATATAAGTTTATAAGTAGAGAAGTAAGAGCCCCCAGACAGTTTGAAATGTTTATTACTGAACTAAGTGACAGAAGCATAAATGCCTGGGAATATAGACGTGGACCTTATCTGTGTGCTCCTGATCCAGACAATTCAGAATGTTGGCAGAGCATTGGATTAAGTACAGAACACGACACAACGCCATTCTGGCACGGATTAAAAAATGGAAGTAACAAATAATTATATATTAACTGATGTAGTACCCGATGTGGAATTCTTTTCACACTATGCAAATCAGATGGAATGGCAAAATATTAATAAACTGTATGGCGATCATAAAGAATATACAGACGCAATGACTGATGAATTGCCTGTGGAACAATATGTTAAGCACATAAGCGATTACGATATGTCACTTAAAAAGTTTTTAATTAAAACATTTAAACGTTGGGGAATTAAAACTCAGGACTTTCGTTGTGATTTCTTCCTAACCAAGCCGGGCGGAAGTTTACCACCACACGTTGATCACAAGTCAAAAATAGCAATGCTGTTTCCCCTAGCGGAAAATACAGGAGTACTAAAGGTTGACTCATGCCCAGATGTTGTGTATAATAAGATGTTAATACTTAATACACAAGTGGAACATCAGGTATGTTCACCTGAGAAAGACAGACTATTATTTAGAATTGCAATACATGATTTTGCATTTGAGGACATAAGTTATGATTAGATGGGGTGTGACCGCAGGTGCCCACGATGCCAGTTTAACAGTATTTGACGGTAAAGATATTAAATTCGCCGCACATTCTGAACGTTCAACTGGCGTTAAGAACGATAAACTTTTAAATTGGGAAATAGTAAATCAAGCTCTACACTATGGCGAACCACGTAAGATTCACTGGTACGAAACACAATGGTTAAAACGTTTAAGACAATTACGAGCAGGACAATATAGAACAGCTCTGGATCATGCTAAATCACCAAATAACCAACTACTGCATTTCGGTTATGATAGTTATGCATGTGGCATGGATGATGGACTAGCAGAGATGTTTAAGCCCATTAAACTAAAATCACATAGACATCACACAACTCATGCTTCAGCTGGTTATTATACTAGTCCATTTACTAGTGCAAGTGTCCTAGTAGTTGACTCAATAGGTGAATTTGAGACACTAACAGCCTGGAGAGGTGACGGTAGACGTTTAAAAAAGATATTCAGTCAGGGTTATCCACATAGTGTGGGTTTATGGTATAGTGCTATGACACAACGTATAGGACTAAAGCCCAATGAAGATGAATATATTCTAATGGGCTGGGCGGCTTTGGGTGATGCAGATAGATTAAAAGATTATATATTCGATAGTTTCTTTTATCCACTTGAAGAAGGCAGTTTAAATATACGATTTAAACAAAACCTACACAGAGGTTGTCGTCAGTGGTGTCCGGAACTTAATACTATTCAGGACTATGCGGATATTGCCGCGGCTACACAAGCCGTATATGAACGAGTATTTGAACACCTAGTTAAAACTCTAAAGAATAAAACCGGACAGGACAACCTAGTAATAATGGGAGGTTGTGCTTTAAATTGTGTGGCTAACAATATAGCACTTCAGTACTTTAAAAACGTATGGGTAATGCCCAATCCCGGTGATGCAGGATCAAGTTTGGGTGCCGTACTAGCAGATCACAAAGACTTTATAGACTGGCCCGGACCTTATCTGGGATATAATATCAAGGGTCGTTATCCTATTAGTGCCGCACTAAAAGAATTACAAACAACAGGCCTAGTTGGAGTAGCCAATGGGCGGGCGGAGTTTGGGCCAAGGGCATTGGGTAATCGTAGCCTGTTAGCAGACCCACGTGGGCCGGATATGAAGGACAAAGTGAATACAGTTAAACGTAGACAGGAATTCCGTCCCTTCGCTCCAGTTATACTAGAACAATATGCCGGTGATTACTTTGATGGACATTGTGGACCTTATATGCAATTTGTAAGTAAAACTAGGAGACCGGATCTATATCCAGCAATTACACATTTGGATGGTACATCAAGAGTACAAACAGTTAACAAAAAACAACACCCCCGATTGTTTACTCTGTTAACTAAATGGCATGAAAGAACAGGATGTCCTATGCTACTGAATACCAGTTTAAATATCAAAGGCAAGCCAATGGTTGATACAGAATCAGATGCACAAGCATGGCAGAGAGAATATGGGGTTACAGTTTGCACGAAAGAGACCTAAAAAGAACATTATTGGATGGCACAGTAGTACCGGAACTGGAAGAATCTACAGAGTTATGTATTAGAACACGGTGTCCAAATAAATATAAGTTAGTAGATATGGAAACAGGTGAAGAATATATTGGTAACCTCCCCCAAGATACTAAATGGCATTGGAGAAAAATATGATCAACCCTATTACATGGATTAAGAAAAAAATTGCTGATTACAAGTACCAGAAGAGATTAAAAGCCAAGTTAAAAAAGCTGGCTGAACAAGACCCTTACATTTACGACTAGAGGAAAAACAATGAAAATATTAATATTTGGACTGCCGGGTAGTGGTAAAACCACTCTGGCAAAACCGTTTGCTGATCTTATTGGCGGTGTACATATAAATGCAGACGTTATAAGAACTAGTTATAATGACTGGGACTTTAGTATAGAAGGTCGTATGCGACAAGCAAACCGTATGAAACATCTAGCAGACGGTGTTGTAATGGCAGGTAAAATTGCTGTTGCTGACTTTGTGTGTCCCACATATACAGCAAGAAAAGACTTTAATGCAGACTATACAATATGGATGGATACAATCAAAGAAGGACGTTTTGAAGATACAAATGCTCTATTTGAATCACCTGATAGTGTTAACTATCATGTAGCACAATGGTTTAACGACACACATGTTGAACTTATGGAAGTTGTAAGCAACTATATGGAAAGCAATAAAACACAGGGATCCATAACACATTCAGATATGCGTCACGAAGATTGGCCAGAGGGTTAATGCACAATGTTTGATTATAAAAAACCTACAGTACAAATGCTTGGCAGATGGCAACCATGGCATGAAGGACACAGCCAATTATTTGAAAAGGCGTTTGAGATTACAGGACAAGTACTAATTATGGTGCGTGATGTACAAGGTGCTGATGCTGGTATGGGTAATACAGATAACCCGTTTGACTTTGACCGGGTAAGTAATGATATAGCAGGCGGGCTATATACAAAAGGATATATTATTGGCGAAGACTTTGAAGTTATGTTAGTTCCAAATATTGTAGATATAAGTTATGGTAGAGGTGTAGGTTATACATTTACAGAACATGACTTAGGAGAACGTGTGCATAATATTAGTGCTACAAATATTCGAGAACAATTGAGACGTGAAGGAAAGTTATAGTTAGTTTTTTCTTATAAATACAGATAAGGAGATAACCATGAAACTTTTGTCTATATTATTAGTTACTATTATGTATATTGTACCGCAAGTCGCGGCCAGTGAGTTGGGTTGGGGTTTTAAATCGCCAGCCTTTCATTATGGTAATGGATATAGTACACATGTATTGAGTGTTGAACAACTACAATTTAATCGCAAACAGGATCTTGAAGATAAAAAGGCCAGTGAAGCGGCTAGAATAGCTCGTGAACTTGAGAACACTACACTTAATAAGTTTATCAAGAACGTAGAATCAAGAATTTATGCTACACTTTCAAAACAAATGGTTGACAGCATGTTCGCAGAATGTGGTAGTAGTTGTGCATCAAGTGGTACAGCAGAAATTGAAGGCTCTCAAATAAGTTGGGTTAAGGACGCAGTAACAGGTGAGATAACACTGACTATCGTGGGTCCAGACGGTACAACTGAAATATCAATCCCTGGTTCAGGGGAGTTTAATTTTTAATATGAAAAATTGGATATTATTCGCAGTGGTACTATTTTTATCAGGCTGTGGCTCTACTGCTAACAGGAGCATGGAAATATATAAGGAGGCAGGTCCTCCCACAGTACAGATATCTCCCATCAATGAACGTCTACGTTCAGTACCTGAGCTTGATGGTAAAAAGATAACTGTTGCTGTTTACCAATTTACAGACAAAACAGGACAACGTAAACCAAGTGATACAATGAGTAATCTGTCCAGTGCAGTTACACAGGGTGCAGAAGTATGGGTTATCAAAGCATTATGTGATGTTGGTAATGCTACATGGTTTGAGGTTGTTGAACGTGTTGGTATGGATAACCTAATCAAAGAACGCCAGCTTATACGTCAGACAAGAGAAGTATATGAGAAAGAATTACCCAACGGCCCAACACCACTGAAGCCCATGCGATTCGCAGGACTTATTATCGAGGGTGGTATTGTTGGTTATGATTCAAACGTAGCAATAGGTGGAGCAGGCGCTCGTTATCTAGGCATAGGAGCACAAACAGAATATCGTGTTGACAATGTAACTATTGTAATGAGAATCGTAAGTGTTAGTACTGGTAAAGTTCTAATGAGTGTTGCAACACAGAAAACAATTGCTAGTTCAAGAGAAGGTGCTGATATATTTAAGTTTCTGGATATGGGAACAAAACTATTGGAAACAGAAACAGGCTACTCAGTTAACGAGCCAGTTAACTATGCTGTTAGAGCCGCCATTGAACAAGGTGTTATTGAACTAATATATGAGGGTGTTAAGAAGGATATGTGGAAATTTAAAACTCCACCCAAAAAGGAAAAAATAAAACCTGTAGTAAGGCTACCCGAAGTAAAGAAAAAGAATTCAGCACCAACAGGCGAAGTTAAAATTATCAAGAGTGGCAGAGAAGATGGTCCAGGGTTACCAACTATTACATATAGTGCTAAGTCAATAAAATATACCGGCACCATGCCAAAGCCTCGTCCACTAAAAGAAGTTGATGCTCTAGCTAAATGGCCTAATCATGATTTAAATTGTGATAAGACTACTGGGCGATGTTTGCCAGGCAAAAAGATAAAAATCAACCATATCCCTCACCCATAATTACTTAATATTATACTTCTTCATTTTTTGTATGAGAGTTACTCTGCCGATGTTCAACATCTTGGCGGCATGGCTTTGATTGCCTTTGCTATTAAGTAGTGCTTCTTGTATTCTGGATACTTCTAGATGTGTAAGCTCTGCGTTGAGATCTATTACATCTGTTTTATCCTGTGGCCACATCTCTTCAAACATATCATAAAAGAAGGTTTGTTCATCATGTGTTTTTGTTTTGTTTTCCATAACGTATTTAGTGAAACATTTTTCCCCGAAATATGCTAATAAGTGTAAATATTCTTACACCTTTGCATAAATACGAGTAGTAGTTAATTTAGTGTGATTGCTAATAAATAGTTATACGAACATATAACTTTGGACCGGGGGGAGCCAAAATATGAAACGTTTAGTATCCGCTACAATCATAATAATTGTAGCCATTTTTATGTACACTTGCCAGTGTTTTGCAAATGACATATACATTAAACAAGTGGGTGATACACTTGATTTAGACGTTGTACAAGATGGTACTGACAACGTAATAGGTACCAGTAGTCAAGATGTAGTCTTGACAGGCGATACAATGACCTTCGATATTACACAAACAGGAAATACCAACACAATTGCGGCACAGATACTGGGTGACACATACACAGGTACATGGGTGTTTACTGGTAGTTCAAATACAGTTGATCTACTTTGTAGTTCAACATCAACAGGCGATTGTGATAACGTAACCCTCAACATAACAGGCACAGGTTCAAATCAGGATTATACAATTAAAATTGGTGAGTCTGCAGACGCAAGTTATTCAGAAGTTACATTTGTTATAGCAGATGATGGTACTGTGATAACAACAGACATTGATGGACAATCAGCCAAAGTTAATGTTAATATTAATAAAAACAGCTCATCAGTTAGCACAGCCAATACTCTTGACATTGATATAACTGGTGACGGTGATGTTGCCGGACATGAAATCCAATTGGAAACAAAAGGTAAAGGCAATGCTATTGTAATCAATCAGAGTGGCATAAACGATAATAAAGTAGATCTTCACACAGATGGAGACGGCGGAAACGTTAACATAACACAGAGTGATTAGATGACTAAAATTTTACTTATGTTACTATTACTAACAACATCAGCATATGCAAACGGTGTAGGTGATATAGGTAAGATAAAAGGATCAGGAGCACTAGAGCGTGGCAAAGAAGTTATCGTTGCTAAAAAAGGTGTAGCAGTACAGATGCAGGACACCGCTGTCACGGCAAAAGCAAGTATGCGTATTGACTTTATAGATGAAACCCGTGTAGACATAACAGCTCACAGTAGATTGCTTATAGATGATTTTGTTTATGATCCAGCAAATGATGTGGGTAGTCTAAGCATAAAGGCCACACTTGGTACAGTACGTTATGCTAGTGGACAGATCGCTAAAAAATATAAACAGAATGTAAAGATTCGAACTCCGAGTGCAACCATCGGTGTTCGTGGAACCGACTTTATCATGGTTGTCGACGAACTAGGTGGCTCAATGATTACTCTTCTCCCAAGCTGTGATACAGCGGGTGCCTGTTTCGTCGGAGAGATAAAAGTCGAAACTGATGCTGGATTTGTTATTATGAATCAAGCATTTCAAACAACCGTCACATCACATGGTATGCGAAAACCAGCACAACCCATTACACTTAAACTGGATGAGAGTCAGTTGAATAGTCTGTTGATGTTGCGTAAACGTAATCCTTATGAAGATGAAGAAGCTGAAGAGTTCCTAAGGAAGAAACGTCTAGCAGACTTTTTAGGTATTGACTTCTTGGAATTTGACGGTTTAGATGGCGATGCACTAGTGGACAGCATTGAAAATATCTGGGTTACAGCTCTTGATGAAACTGATTATATGTTGGGAAACATGTTGTATGACATGCTTGATCAACTTAATGCCGCATTAATGGCGTTGTTTATGGATGAACTCAGTATGCAAAATAGATCCATGTTGAAACAAGAAGGCAATGTATATGGATTTGATCCATTGACAGGAATTACGTTAAATAAGGAAGATCCCAATTGGGTTTGGATAAGAAATGATTATGATGAAGGTGGCAAAATACAATTAAGATTGTATCAGGACCATGGATATAGATTAGATATAAAGCAAGGTGATTATGAATTATACAACTACAGGCTTGGCAACGGCACTGACAATAGTATTAATATTACTCAAGTCAACTAGTTTTGCTAACGATCTTTATATAAATCAAGTTGGTGATACTGTATCTCTGACTGCTACGCAGGATGGGGAAAATAACTCATTAAGAAGTCTCAATGTTAATAGTGGCGATGCAACTTTAAGTGGCGATACTAAAACTTTTACACTAACACAACAAGGTAACTGGAATAAATCTGGCGTTTGGTCAAGTGGTAATACTCAGACCATGGTGCTGGAACAGACTGGTAATCTAAATGTAAGTAAAATAGACAACCATGGTAACAATAATGATATCAGTGTTGATATTGATGGCAATAGCAATTCTACACATACTGAAATAGGTAATGGTGGCGACATCAATAATCAAATTGCAGTAAAAATAGACGGTGACAGTAATGTAGTATATACTGAAGTACAAAACGGCAGTACAAATAGTATAGACGTACAAATACATGGACAAAGTAATAACATCAATACAGTTCTAGTAAATGGTAGCAATAACAATATAAAAGCATACCAAGGCAAACATGAAGATGGTTCAGTAGATACAGATGAACATGGTGATAATGATGTGTATTGGGTAGTAGTTGGCGATACTAATAACCTTGCCAGTTATCAGACAGATGATAACAACAATGGTGGACAACACATTGCAAACTATGTTACAGGTGATAGTAATCTTGTAAAACATACACAGCGTGGCGCAGGTGATCATAAAGGATATGTTGATATTGACGGTGACAGTAATGACGTTGAAATATTACAACGTGGTAATACTGTTAATCAATTTGCAGACATAGTATTAGATGATGGACACACAGTTGATGTATATCAAAGACATGGATCACACACAACAAATATTGATCTAACAAATGCTGGCGGCGGTTACAACTTGGACTTGGATCAAACGGCTACCTCTAACAAAACATATAACATCACAGGTACATGCACTAATTCAAATGGTTGTGGATTAACAATTAATCAGTATTAGAAACTAATTTTTCCTATATTCGATAAATATGGATGGGGGAAGATTAAAATGATAGATCCAGTAAGTGCGATTGCGATCGCAACAACGGCATTCAATACAATTAAGAAAGGCTTTTCAGTTGGCCGAGATATTGAATC